GACCCCGAGCTGCGCACCACGCCGAACGGCATCAATGTCGCTTCGCTGCGCATCGCGGTGGACCGCCCCTATTCGAAGGGCGGAGAGAGAAAGTCCGACTTTTTTAACGCCGTTGCATGGCGGAAGAATGCCGAATTTATCACCCGTTACTTTTCGAAGGGGAAACTGATCGGGATCGAGGGCAGCCTGCAGACCAGAGACTACACCGACAAAGAGGGAAACAGGCGCACCGCCTTTGAGATTCAGGCGGAGAGGGCGTTTTTCACCGAATCGAAGGGCGGCACGCCCAGCGGCAGCAACGAATTTACGGCAGTGGACATTGACTACGATCTCCCGTTCTAAGGCGGTGGCATAAGTGGCAAGGGAATATTTCAAAGCGTACCACAGCTATCTAGAGTCGATCGAGCCGCTCGGCGACGCGGAGCGCGGGAGACTGTTTACGGCACTGCTGACATACAGCAGGACGGGCATAGTTCCGGAGCTCCAGGGGAACGAACGATTTGTGTTTCCGACGCTGAAAAGCAATATCGAAAGAGAGATTGCCTCATACGAAGAAAATTCGGCCAAAAATGCCATCAACGGATCCAAGGGAGGCAGACCGCAAAAAACCCAGAAAACCCAGTCGGTTTTTTCGGTTTTTGAAAAAACCCAAAAAAGGCAAGATAAAGAAGAAGATAAAGATAAAGAAAAAGATAAAGAAGATATAGAGAGAAATATAAATATTTCTCTTGCGCAAAAGTCGGACGATTTTGACCGATTTTGGTCGGCATACCCCAAAAAAAAAGCCAAGGCAGACGCCCAAAAGGCATGGAAGGGGGTAAAAGTCGAGTTGTCCGTCATCCTGAATGCCATTGAACAGCAGAAGCGGTCCCCTGACTGGCAGAAGGAGGGAGGAAAATACATCCCGTATCCGGCCTCATGGCTGCGCGGAAAGCGCTGGGAGGACACAGACAGTCAGGAAAGCGACGGCCCTGTTATCCACGAAGCCCCGCCTGAATGGGATTATGACCCCAACAAAGGGTTCCTTGAGCGGCTGGGGGTGGAGTTTTGAAAGCTTCGTTCGCGGAGATTTCGGTCGTCGGCTGCATCATCATGGACGCGGAGCGCTGTTCCGGCGCGTTCGACCTGCTGACCCCGGAAATGTTCGAGAACGATTGGCTTTCGGAAGCGTTCCGGACGTGCCAATCGCTGCACAGCCGGGGGAAGCAGGTGGACATCGCCACGATTGAGGGCGAGATGGGCAGGGAACACCGGTACGCACTGGTGCAATGCGCACAGCAGACGCCATCCCTCGACGGTTTTGACGACTACTGCGCGGCGGTAATGGAGCGGTGGCGGGTGAGGGAGCTGCAAGCCGAATCGTTCCGGCTGACCCAGTGCCAGACCTCCCGCGAGTGGGCGGAGCAGGCCCGGACGATGCTGGCGCGGCAGGAGGCGATAGAGAACGGTCTGCAATCCTCGACGGCGACCGACTTCTGGGGCAGCGTTATGAGCTTTGTCGATTCACTGGTGAGGCCCTCCGCCTCGCTGAAATCGGGCATGGGGAACTTCGACCGGGTGACAGGAGGCTTGCAGCGCAAAGGCTTTTATATCATCGCGGGGCGCTCCGGGATGGGGAAAACGGACTTTTCCCTTGTGCTGGCGCTGAACATGAGCTCCAAATACCGGGTGACCTACTGCTCGATGGAGATGGGGAAGGAATCGCTCATGGCGCGGATCGCGTCCAGGGTGGCGCAGGTGGATTCGGGCAAAATCCGGGATCACAGCCTTGACCCGGAGGAAATGCAGCGGATTACCGAGGGGCTATCTCAGATGCGGAGCAGCACCCGTCTGGTGATCGACGAGCAGCAGGGCATTACAGTGGAGGAGCTTGAAAACAAAATCCTGCGGCAGAGCCCGGATGTGATCTTTGTTGACCACATCGGCCTGATGAGCCATCCCAGACGGAAAAACGTGTGGGAAGGGGTGGCGGAGACCTCCAAACGGCTCAAGCAGCTTGCCATGAAGCACAACATTGTGGTAGTGGGGCTGGCGCAGGAGACGCGGGAGGCCAACGGCGGGATCAAGGGTTCTGACAATCTGGTAAACGACGCCGACGGAATTTTCCTGATGAAATCCGAACCGCCGAAAACATTTATCACCGGCTCCGGATGGATCGACGCGGAGGTTGTGGTAAGCAAGCTGCGCGACGGTGCGCGGGGGTCGCTGAAATATCATTGGAGGCCGCAATATCATGAATGGAGAGCAGTCGAAGAGCGGTTCTGACCGCTGGGAGAAATACGAAAAGGAAAAGCAGACTCTGGACGGGAAACGGTATGAGGACGAAATCCGGCGGATCTGTGAACGTCTGGGGGTGTGACAGTGAAAGAAATGATCTGCATCGAGTACCCCAAAACCAAGGCCGGTAAGCGCCAGTGGGGCAAGGAATACGGTATGAACGCGATTTATGCGGGGAAGCACTGGTCGCGGCGTAAGGCCGACAGCGAGTACTGGCACAGCCTGACCCAAGCCGCGCTTGTCAGGGCGGGAATACCACAAAGGCCCGCGCAAAAGCCGGTGAGCATTGACTTCTGGTGGGACGACAGGCTTGACCTGGACAACCACGCATACATGGCAAAAATGATCGTGGACGCGCTCAAGGGCTGGGTGATACAGGACGACAACCGGAGATGCGTCCGGGAGATCGCACACCACTGGCACGACAGAGGGTGCATCCTCGTGGAGATCAGAGACGGGAGGGACTGATTTGAGAGCACATATGCCGCGCAGGGGCAAAACACTTGCGGACAGGATGTTTATCGACCGCGCCTGCTCGGAAGAACAGTGGGTGATGACCGGCATGAATCTGGGCATCAGGCTTGTCCTTTGCGAGCTGGCCCGTAATCACAATTTCGGCGGGGAGCGCCTGAAAAAGCTGTATTTCGGGGCGTGCGGGCTTTGGATGGACGAAATCCAGAAGGACCCCGAACTCGGAGAGGCCCGGATGCAGGAAATGCTTGATAAGCGTATGGGAAAAGGATGGGAATCGAAAAATGCTTGAATTAAACAAATTGTATCTCATGGACTGCATGGAGGGCATGAAGCAATTCCCGGATAAGTATTTTGAGCTGGCGGTGGTTGACCCGCCGTATGGGATCGATAAGGCATTTTCTCCGACAAGCAGAATCCGTAAATATGGGCAAACACTAACCGCGAATGATTATAAGCCGTCGTCAGAATACTTTTCCGAATTAAACCGCGTGTCTCGCAATCAGATTATTTGGGGTTACAATCATTTATCTGACACGCTGCCAAGCTGCAAAGAATTCATCTTTTGGCATAAACATCAGCCTGTATCAACTTATTCTGCCGGGGAATTGGCATGGACATCTTTTAAAAAAACTGCAAAATGCTTTGATTATCCGTATTTTGGAAATATAAACGCGGAATCGGACAGGTGCCACCCCATGCAAAAGCCCGTCGCTCTCTATGAGTGGCTTTTATCCAGGTATGCAAAGCCCGGAGATAAAATACTTGATACCCATGTGGGGAGTGCATCCAGTTTGATCGCCTGCCACCGTATGGGATTTGATTTCGTCGGATTTGAGATCGATCCGGATTACTATCGGATGGCGTCAGAAAGACTGGAGGCCGAACGATCGCAAATACGATGGGAGGATGTGGCCGGGAGGAATGCGGTATGACCCACCTCCAGCCGTCGATGCCGCGCCTGTGGTGCATGGGAGTCCGGTGTATCATAACCGACCTGCACGATATGAGCATTACGAGATGGTACAGCAAACCGAAAACGGGGAGCCGTTGTACAAAAGGCAGTATTACACTTTGCAGGATAATCCGGTAGCTTACTGCTCTGAGTGTGGGAAACGGATGTGTTCGAGGTTTACAAGTTTCTGCCCCCACTGCGGGGCGAAGATGGACGGGAAGGAGGATGGTGCTGACCATGAGTGAATGGATTTCGGTCAAGGATAGACTGCCGGACAAGTTAGAACCGGTGAACATCGTGTGGGTAAACAGGGAGCCAGAGCCATATTATTCGCACATCAAAGACAAACCATTCGTTTCCACAGGATATTACCACAACGGAAAATGGTGGTGGTATTCTTGCGTATGCGAAGACTATCTTGCGGAATACGGATGTAGCGAATGTGATTCTGTGGACAACGGCATAGAGATCACCCACTGGATGCCGCTGCCCGAACCGCCGAAGGAGGATTGACCATGTACGAATCTCTAATCAGCAACCTGCGCGAGCACGCAGAATGGGCACACGCCAACGAATGGGAATCTCCGATCACGCTCGGGGATGATCTGGAGGGGGCTATTAAGGCAATCGAGGCGCTGCAAGCCGAGCTGGACCGTCTCAAAAACTGTCGCCGCGAATGCAAGATCGTTTGCTTGCTTGACGAGTACAACAAAAAATGCACCGAGCTTGAGAAGGCCAAAGCCGAGCTTATGGAATTGCGCATAGCGTGGGACATGTATGGCGGAGCCGAAAACATTACAGGAGCATTTGCGGAGCTAGAGAAGGTCAAAGCTGAGTTGGATACTCTCTGCAAAATGCAGCCGGTTAAGCTGGAAAAAGCCGAAGCCAGATCGTTATCGTTTGTGTTGGCCGCCGAGCTATCAGAGGTAAGGGGCGAGCTTGAGAAGGTCAAGGCCGAAAACGCCCGGCTCCGGCGGGAAAGGGAGGCCGACACATGAGTGACCAGACCATCAAGGCCGACGCGGACAAGCCGAGGATTTCCCTTGTCCCTACTCGGATTATGATCGATATTGCCAGAGTGCGGGAATTCGGGGTGCAGAAGTACCCCGACCCCCAAAGCTGGCGGCGGGTGGAAATCGAAAGATACCGGGACGCTGTAGGCAGGCATTTCCTCGCGTACATGGACGACCCCGAGGGCGTGGACCCGGAAAGCGGCCTGCCGCACCGCTGGCACTTGGAGACAAACCTTGCATTTCTGGCGGAGTTGGAAGAACTTGCGCCCAGAGGCGGCGGAAATTAATCGATTGGAGAGACGTATCATGACAACAGAAGAACAGCTCGAAGCGATAATCCGTTGTGATCGCTTTATTCAGGCGTGCTGCGGCTTTGTCGAAGCGGTCAAGGGGTTAGAAGAGGAGGATTTTGACACACTTAAAAAGGTGCTTAATTTGTGGAAGGATGAAAATGGTGCTTGACTGGATGCTCGCGGCGCGCATAGACCCTCTGGGGGCGGTGATAGCCCTATCCGTCGCGCTGGGGCTGGTCGTGGGGATTGAGATGGGGAGGCGGTTCTGATGGGCAGGGCAAAGGGAGCAAAGAATTTTGATTCGGGTGCCGGGGCGTATAAGCCTGCCTACATATCCACCGGGCGGCGGTCGCGCAAGCTCGCGTGGCTGGCCGAAATCGAGCGAATCAATCGGGCGGCGCTGGCCGCCGGTATGAGCTATGGCGCGTATGTCGCAAAATACGGAGGTGGATAACATGGGCCGGGTAAACTGGATGGAGCGGGCGAAAGAGGTCGCCTGCCGCTATCGGACAAACTGCCGGGAGCTTCAGGCGCTGCGGTATGCGGCGCGGCCTGTGGCCTGCCCGGTGCGGTCCGGCAGGATCCCCAAGCCGACCGAGGATGAGGTCATGCGGCGCTATGCGTCGGCGAGGCAGACACGCCTCGAGCAGGAGACAGAGGCGGTAGAGTTTGCAATCGCGATGGTGCGCCGCAAAAAGCAGGGGGATTTGACCGAAAGGCTGTGGGAGATGGTGTATCGGGACCAGACGCATTATCTCAAGGGCGCGGCGCTGGAGCTGGGGATCCCAGAGCGGACGGCAGTTCGGTACAGCGGGTATTTTCTGAAAAATATCGCCTTTGCTATGGGATATATCTCAACTTTTTGAAAAAGTGGCATTTCGTGCACCCAAAACCATGATATTATGATATCGTGATGAATTGTCACAAGGCGGCGATCATACGGACGCCGACCGAACAAAGCCCCATGCGGGCAGGGCTGCAAGGCCCACATGACAAAAGGCTTCAGGGCGGAAAGGTTCCCGCCGCACCCGAAAGGGTACCTGAGATGCGGGGGATGCCGTCCCGCGAAGCCGAGTGCCGACGATCCATGTTTCTCCGCCGGAGAGTGTGTGGTGAGGCTCCCACAAGGTTAGCGCTGACCCTGTACCAGCTATGTCTTTAAGGCGCAAAAGCGCACCCGAAGCCGGGCGGGAAAACCCGGACCGGAAAAAGCGGCCATATGGCCGGTGGGACAAAAGGCCCGCAGAATCAGCGGCGCGGAGAAATGCCCTCACGATCAGAGATGCAGAGTATCCGCGCGGCTCAAATGCCCGTTAGCCGTCCGGGTTAAGACGGCAGTACAGAAGGACGCTCAGAGATGAGCGTCCTTTTTACATGGACTTCCGGAGGATGCCCTCCGGATTTTAAGTTTTTTTCTTTTTGCATTTTGGACAGCATGTGGTGTGCCCGGTTTGCAGGTAATTTTGCCTCACATCAACCAGATTCCCGCAATCGCACTGGCAGCGCCAGACCAAAGATGCATTTACACGACGGTTTGTAGGATAGAGAGCGACGAGTCTGCCATACTTTTTGCCTTGGATATTAACCGGAGGCCGCCCTGCTTTTTTCTTGCCGGGCGTGGAAAGGGTCAGCTCTGTATAGTATCGCAAAAAATTGCCGTAGATCATCGACTGCGCCTTTTCGCGCACCGCCCTGGCCTCTTCCAGCGTGTCGTAGTGCCCGAGGTGAAAATGCTGCCCCTTAAATTTGATGTACGCCTCCCAATCCTGCTTTTGCTTGTGCCACGAGACGCCGCGGACGCCGCTTGTATTGTTGGACGGCGGCTTGCTGTTAAGAGCCGATGCCCTTGTTCCGTCCAGCACGTCGGGAGAGGCTGCGCGCGGGGCATGGTTAAGGCATCCGCAGGATCTGGTGTTGCCCGACGTAAGGCTCCGTCCTATTACATCGACCTCAGCGCCGCAGTCGCATTTGCAGTGCCAAACCGCGTTGTGCTGGTATCGTTTGCCGGTGTCGTACTCTGCCACCAGTTTGCCAAATCTTTGCCCGGTCAGATCATTGGTTTGCTTTTTGAGATGCCCGCAGGATTTGGTATTGCCGCTGCGCAGCTCCTTCGCCGGGACAAAAACCTCGGCGCCGCAGGTGCAGCGGCAGCGCCATACAATGCGGCCCCCCCGGCGGAGGCCGGTCGGCTCGATTGCGGTCAGCTCGCCAAACACCTGCCCGCGGATATCAACCGGCGCGGACATTACATCAACTCCCTCAGATCATCTACCCCCAGCGCGTCGGCAAACGCAATCGCCGTCTCCAATGAGATCCCGGAGATTTGCCGGTCGCCGCGCTCCAGCTTGGAGATATACATCACATGCTTCCCGGTTTTTTCCGCGAGCTGGGCCTGCGTCATCCCCGCTCTGGTCCGCAGGTAGGCGAGCTGGTTGCAGGGATTGTTGCGGCAGTCCCTCCCGTAATTGGAGAGGGAGCAGGCGGCGCAGTCGCCGCATCCCTCGTTTTGACAGTCCGGGTATCGTTTCATCGTTCAGCCCTCCTTGTGGATTACGTCCTGATGCGGGTTCCGGTACTTGCGGGCCTCCGAGGCGGAGACGGGTTCCCGGTTTAATATTTCATCCTCCCATACCCATTGATCTCGTGCTTTTTTGCTGGTAAATACGTGGACGGTTGGCCAGTGGCAATCATTGTATAGGGTTTGGATTCCGTAAGGGGCGTAGAGTGCGTAATAGTTTTTTGCCATTGCAGTTTCCTCCTTGTTTGTTGTTGTCTGTTCTGCCCTTGGTGTCCGGTTCATTCCTCTACAACCTCATACTCAAACATCTGACCAAAAAACACGTCGTGGCGTCTAAGCTCTCCCTCTTCGATCCAGTAGCAAAAACCGTTGTCAATAACCTGATTTTCGTTCGCAAGCCTTGCTTTAATTTCGTTGATAGTCATTGTATTTTCCTCCGTTGTTTTGTTGTCCCTTGCTTTATGTCTATATTATATCACAATTGTATTATAAGTCAATAGTATTATAAAATATTTTTTAGAAAATTTTGCACAAAAACAAAGACGAATTTTTGACGCATGAAAGGAGGTGGCGCGGTTGGGTGATAACAGGGGCGAAAAAGCCGAGAACAGGACGGTAACAGGCAAAAAGCCGCCCACTTCCACCACGTTCCGCAAGGGGCAGACCGGGAACCCGAAGGGCAGGCCAAAGGTACCCACCGAGGTAAAGGAAATCCTCAAGGCGGCGGCCCCCGGCGCGGCAAAGCTGCTCGTTGAGATGGTGGAGGACGAAAGCCTTAAACCGGAGCTGCGGATTAAGTGCGCCGAGACGGTGCTTGACCGGGTGTACGGCAAGGCGGTGCAGCCGATTGACGGTGCGCTGGATGTGTCGGCGCGGATGCTGATGGGGAGTCTGGATCCGGACAAGGCGCTGGAGGCGCTGGGATATGTTAAGCGCGGCTGACGCGCTGCTGGCGCTCTGCCGGGTGGATTACCGCGCGTACTGCTATCTGGTGCATGGCGGGCGGTGGATCCCCGGCAGGGCGGCGAGCTGGCTTTGCGGCAGGGTGCAGGAGTTTGTGGAGCGGCAGACCGACGCGCCCTATCTTATATTAGTGCTGTCGATGCCGCCGCAGCATGGCAAGAGCATGACCGTCACTGAGACGCTGCCCTCGTGGATTTTGGGGAGATGGCCGCGAAAACGGGTCATTGAGATCAGCTATAACGAGGATTTTGCACAGCGGTTTGGACGCAAAAACAAGCAAAAGCTTGAGCAGTTCGGCGGGCCGCTCTTTGGCGTGCGGCTGGCGGCGACCCCAAACACGACAACCGAGTACGAGACAACCGAGGGGGGCGGAATGATCTCACGCGGCGTGCTCTCGGGCGTCACCGGCAACCCCGGCGACGTGATGATCATCGACGACCCGGTAAAAAACCGGCAGGAGGCCGACAGCGAGACATACCGCGGCAGGGTGTGGGAGGAGTGGGTGGATTCCTTCCGCACCCGTTTGTCCTCCGGGGCAAAAGTGATCGTGATCCAGACCCGGTGGCACGAGGACGATCTGGCCGGGCGGCTGATTGCAAACGAGCCTAATGTTGAGGTGATTAACCTGCCCTGCGAGGCGGAGCCAAACGACCCGCTCGGGCGCAGGCCCGGCGAGGCGCTGGCCCCCGAGATCGGCAAGGGGGACGATTGGCTCCGGCAGTTTAAGGCCGCCTACGCGGAGGGTTCCCGGTCATGGCTGGCGCTGTTTCAGGGGCATCCAACGGCGGAGCAGGGCAATCTGATCCGGCGCAGCTGGTGGAGGCGGTACGACGATCTTCCCGATATGATCGATGTGCTTCTGTCGGTGGATGCATCATTTAAGGGCGGCGAGGACAACGACAACGTGGCAATACAGGCGTGGGGCAAGCGCGGCGCGGACATCTATCTGCTTGATGCGCTGGCCCGGCCGATGGATTTTCCCGAGACCCTGCGCGAGATCCGCCGGATGGCGGCCAAGTTCCCGCAGAGGCGATGCATCCTCATCGAGGACAAGGCCAACGGCCCGGCGGCGGTGCAAATGCTGTCCCGCGAGCTGGGCGGAGTTCTGGCGGTCAATCCCGAGGGGGGCAAGGTGGCGCGGGTCAACGCGGTATCCGGGTACATCGAGGCCGGGAACGTCTGGCTCCCCCGGGAACAGTTTGCGGATGATCTGATTGACGAGGCCGCGCAGTTCCCGCAGGGCAAGCACGACGACCGGGTGGACTGCATGAGTCAGGCCCTCAACCGGCTGATTTATCAATGGTCTGAGGTTCCGACAAAGGAGAAAAAGGATTTCCTGCCGTTCGCGCTGCGGACGGATGACGAGAAAGGAGATGGATTTTTGCAATGGTAACGGTGATTTTGCTGCTGATTCTCGGCGCTCAGTTGGCCTGCGTTGCCCTGCTGTGGGAGCAGCGTGCGGAGAAGGCCGAAGAGGGAGAGCAAAAGGAGATCGCGGGCAAGCCGCCCGGCGAGAGGCTGACGGCACAGATTCTGCGGGAATGGCTGAATGGAGGGGACGGTGAATGACAGATGGCACCACGCTCTGGGAACGGTATCAAAAGGGGCTGCAATACCAGCGGCAGATGCATTTTGACACGCTGTTTCCGGAATGCGTCCGATTTAAAGAAGGCGATCAGTGGCCCGCGCCGACCAAAAAGACCAGGCACATGCCCCGGCCGGTCTATAACTACATCGACTTTTTTATCCGCACCAAAAAGGCAAACGTCCTTAATCAGGTGATTAAACTGGTGTATTCCCCCGCGGAGGGGGATGACCCTGCCGCGGAGGAGGGGGCGAAGCAGTACAGCGATTACGCCGCAAGTCTCTGGAAGGAGCTGAGGCAGGACGACCTCAACGACCAGATGGCCGACGACGCGGCCACGCTGGGGACGGGCATCCTGCACTATTACTGGGACAACGACGTATCCGGCGGGGTGCGCCTGCCGTATCAGGGGGCGCTGCGCGGGGAGTCCCTTGACCCGCTGACCGTCTTTGTGGCAAACCCGCAGCTGCAGGAGATACAAAAGCAGGAGTGGGTGATGATCGCCCAGCGGTATACCGTCGATTCGGTGCGCGCGCTCGCCCGCTCGCTTGGATTTGACGAGCAGGCGGCGATGATGATCGCGCCGGACGAAGAGCGTGCCGAGCAGTACGACGCCGAACGCCACGAGATGGACGGCGAAAAGAAATGCACCCTGCTGACCATGTACTACCGCAAAAACGGGAGGGTGTATTTTGACCGGGGCACAAGATCTGTGACCTTAATCGAGGGCCAGAGCCTGACGCCCGGCGGCGGGATGGAGGGGGCTTCCGAAGGGCTGCCCGATGTGGAGACGCCGGAACCGGACCCGTTCGAGGAACTGCCGCAGACCCCCGGCATGACATTGTATCCGGTGGTGCTGATGCCCTGGCAGCTGCGCAAGCGATGTATCTTTGGGATCGGCGAGGCGCAGGGATTGATTCCGGCGCAGAAGACGGTCAACTTTCTGATGGCGATGAACGCCCTTGCGGTGCAGGATGCGGGATGGCCGAAGATGCTTGTCCGGGAGGGGGCGCTGCGTCAGCCGGTTACCAACGAGCCGGGCGAAATCATCCGGGACTATTCGCTGGGCGGGGATGGGATCAAATATCTGCAGCCGCCTGCCTTTTCTGCGTTTGCCGCCAATCTGGTGGATAAGATATCCGACATGATGCGCACCGTTTCCGGTGTGTCGGAGGTGGCGAGCGGTGAGCCGTTCTCGGCGACGATGGCGGCCTCCGCAATCATCGCCCTGCAAAATCAGGCGAAAAAGCCGATTGAGGACATCCAGCGGCGGTTCTACCGCGCCATTGAGCAGGCAGGGCGCATCTGGGAACAGTTCTTTAAATACTACTACTCAATGCCTCGGCCCTACAAGGGGATCGGGCCGGACGGGAAGGAAGCCGCGGGCACTTTCACCGGGTCGGACTTTGCGGGCGTGGAGTTTGCGCTTGAGGCAGATATATCAATCGGGTCGGACTACTCGGAATCGCTTGCGATGGCGACCCTCGACAAGCTGTTCGACAGCGGGAACATCGATCTGGATACCTATATTGAGCTTGCCCCAAAGACGGTGATGCCGTTTAAGGAAAGGCTCCGGCAGATCAGGGAGGCGCAGGCGGCCATGATGCCTGCCATGCCGCAGGGGACCGCACAGCTGCCCGGCGAGGTGCAGGAAAGACAGCCCGCAACAATCCGGGAGGGGGCCGCTCCATACGGCGTGGAGCTGCCGGGAATTCCTAACCCAAAGACAGGAGGGATTTAAAATGCTTTGCCCTGTTTGCGGGATACAAGCCCGCATTGACCGATCTTATACGCAGGTGGAGGGGGATCAAAGCCCCGACACCACAACCAGAGTATATACCGTACAGGAGATCGTCTGCCGGAATCCGCAGTGCCCGCAGTACGGCGAGATCATCGAGACGGTAAAGAATTTGGATTACGAGGGGTAGGGTTTCCCGCCCCTTTTGTAATGGCTGCAAAACGGGTAATGGCTGCAAAACGGGTCATGACCGAACCTCGCCAAAAAACATGACAAGGAGATTCAGACAATGGAAAATGAAATTTTGGCTGAAAATGCCGTTGAGGAAGCGGTTGACGCAACCGAAACGGAGGACGGTGCCGCCGCCGTCGAAGAAGCAGAGGAAACGACCGGGGCCGAGGCGCCGAATCCTGTGCAGGAGACGCCTGCACCGCCTGACCCGGAGGAAGAGCGCCGGCAGGCAAGAGAACGGACGCGGGCTTTCTCGGAGCGCCTGAACGCAATGAGCGCCAAGAGGTTGGACGATTTTGTTGCCCGCATGGGATGGGTCAACGAGTACACAGGGCAGCCGGTGAAAACTGCCGCCGAGTATGATCAATATCAGGCGATGCGTCAGGCCGCCAAGCGCGGCAGCGACCCGGTGCTGGCAGCCCGCCTGACCGAGATGGAGACCCGGATTGCGCGGTATCAGGACCGGGAGCAGGACGAGCAGATGCAGTCTGACCCGCAGTACGGAGAGGTTTATAAGGAGCTGCGGGACGAGACGATGCAGCTTCTCGACTATTGCCGCAGGAGCGGGCGCGGCGATGTAGATTTGCAGTCCGCGTTCGGGGTGGTGCTCAAAAACAATATGGGCAGGCTGCTCGAAAAAGCGCGGGGATCTGCGCAGAGCAGGGCGGTCAGACAGATAGCGGCTGCGGCAAAGGCCACGCCGGGTTCGCTTTCCGCGGGGACCGCGCCTGCTGTACAGGATTTCGCGACGATGTCCGACGACGATTTCGACAAACAGATTGAGCGGGCGCTCAGAGGGGAGCTGACCCGCAAATGACAAGGAGGATAAAATATGGCTACCAATACGATTGCAACCCTGACCGCTGAAAACAAAACCTTTTACAACCGAACGCTCTTAAAGCGGCTGGTCCCGAATCTGGTCTATGCCAAGTACGGCCAGAAAAAGCCGATGCCGAAGAACGAGGGCGATACCGTCAATTTCCGCCGGTTTAATTCTCTGGCCGCCGCAACTACCGCGCTGACCGAGGGAACCACCCCTTCCGGCTCGAGCCTGTCTGTTACCGCCATTACCGCTACGGTGAAGCAGTACGGTGATTTTGTGGAGATTTCCGACAAGCTGGACCTCGTCGGCATCGACCCCGTCCTGACCGAAACCTCGCAGGTGCTTGGCGAGGCGGCGGCGCTGACCGTTGACACCATTGTGCGCAACGAGATTGTCAACGGCACCACCGTTGTATACGCCGCCGGGCGCGCCAACACCAATGCGATTACCTCCGCCGATGTGCTGACCTCCAGCGACATCAAAAAGGCGGTGCGTACTCTGCGCAAGAACAATGCCAAGCCGCTTTCCGGCGGGTATTTCATCGGCATTATCGACCCCGAGGTCGCCTACGATCTGCAGAACGATTCGCTGTGGCAGGATGTCAGCAAGTATAACGGCGGCGAAAAGATCATGGCGGGTGAGATCGGAAAGCTGCATGGGGTGCGCTTTATTGAGAGCACCAACGTCAACACCCACGCCAATACCCAGAGCTCCCCCGTTACCGTACATGACGTGCTGATCATCGGGCAGGATGCTTACGGTGTGGTGGACGTCGCGGGCGGCTCTTCTCCTGAGATGATCGTCAAGGACTTCGGTTCTGCCGGGACTGCCGATCCGCTCAACCAGAGGGCGACCGCCGGTTACAAGCTGTTCTTCACCGCGAAGCGGCTGCAGGAGCTGGCAATGTGCCGGATCGAGTGCGCTGTGTCGGCGTAAACAAAGGATAAGGAGGGGGCGATACTCGCTCCCTCCGCTTTTTACAGGAGGGTCAATGATATGGCAAAAAAAGCAATGACGGATTTCGAGATCGAGCAGGAAGCGCAGGGGATGGGCGCGGTTTATGCCGCCGAGCCAAAGGTACGGATTAAGATTCAGAAGGACCCGCTCAACGAGCACGACGAGATTGTGCCGGTTTGCCTGAACGGATATCTCTTTCAGATCAAGCGAGGGGAGACGGTGGACGTGCCTCAGACGGTCGCCGGGGTGCTCGAGCGGGCCGGATACATTTAACAGGAGGTATGGGCCATGACCAAGGGAGAAGCCAGACAGCGGTATCTGCGTTATCTGGGCGAGGCGACGGTCAACGGCTCCGCCCGCGGTGATCAGGACCTCGCGGACCAGTTCGACTACCTTCTTTTGGGCGCGCTGACGCACGTTGCCGCCGCGTTCCCGCTGTATGGATATGACGAGGCGGAAAGCGAGTTTATCCCGCCGGAGGATTTTATTTCACTGGAGGAGATCGAGAGCGGCGGGTTTCCTGCGCCCTATTGGGAGCAGAATGGGAAATACCTGTTTGAAGGGGCGGCGCAGATCCGATACCGCAGGACGCCGTCAGACCCGGGAAGCGACGAGAGCGCGGCGCTGGATGTATGGCCGCCTGCTGCCGGGCTGGTCCCGCTGCAGTGCGCGATCATGGCGGCTGCGGGCAGTGAAGCGCAGTCTTATAAGCTGGCGTCGCTTTCCTCGCTCTACAATACAATGGCGGCGGCTTTGCAGATCGCCGATGCGCCGCGGTTTGTGCGGGATTATTCGATAGGAGGGTGACAGATGGGATTCTATCCGTTCGCGTTTTCTTCCGCGTCGAAGCCCAAGGTCAATGTCGTTTCGGTTGAAAACTTCAAGGGCCTTGACTTGCGCAACACCCCCGCGACGGTCGATAAAACGAGAAGCCCCGATGCGGTGAACATGCTGCGGGACGAGATCGGACAGGTCAGAAAGCGGATGGGATTTCAGACGGTTAAGACCTATTCGGGACAGATCAACGGGGTATACCATTTTGGAGAAGACCGCATTGTTCACGCCGGAGACAAGCTCTATAAGGGCACGACGCAGATCGGCACGATGAACAACGCCAAAAGCAAGGGCTGGATGCTGGGCGGAAAGCTTTATCTGCTCGACGGGGCTAAGCTGCGGCGCTATGACGGCACAAGCCTTGTTTCGGCGGACACAGTGGGGTATATCCCGACGGTGATTATCAGCCGCGACCCGACCGGCGGCGGGACGGCCTACGAGGACATTAATCTTATCGCGCCGGGATTTATCAATTCTTTTTATACCTCGGGAACTGGGACAACACGAAATTTTCAGCTCACCGACGGAGAGCTTGACGCAACAGCGGTTACCGCGCAGGTAATGACCTCGGATGGCGTGTGGGAGGATAAGGTGGAGAACACCGATTTTACAGTGAACCGCACCACCGGGAAAGTGACCTTTGCAACAGGGATTGCGGCCTCTCCGGTAATGGGAGAGGATAACGTAAAGATCACCGCCTACAAGACCCGCCCAGGCTATGCGGACCAGATCAACAAATGCACTATTTCTACCCTGTTCGGGGTGGCGGGGGCTGCGGACCGGCTCTTTGTTTCAGGCAATCCCGACTATCCAAACAGGGACTGGCACAGTCAGATGAACGATCCGACCTTCTTCGGAGACCTCGCCTATTCGCTGCTCGGGCAGGATGATTCTGCGGTGATGGGATATTCGGTGGTCGCAGACCGACTCGCCGCCCACAAGGAGGACAGCGAGGACGGGCGCAACGTTGTGGTGCGTTCCGGCGTGATGCAGGACGGGGAACCGGCCTTCCCGATTGTTTCAACGCTGCAGGGGGAGGGCTGCGTATCCCAGTGGGGCTGCGCCTATCTCGGAAGGGAGCCGCTGTTTGTGACAAAGCGCGGCGTTTTCGCGATTACCGCGGAGGACATTACCGGCGAGAAATACAGCCAGAATCGTTCCAGCTTTCTGAATCCAAAGCTGATTGAAGAGGATTTGAGCGGAAGCTTTGCTTTTGTCTATCACGATTTTTACTGGCTGTTCTGCCCCTCTGGACGGGTTTATCTGTTGGACGCGCTGCAGAAAAGCTATTCCAAAAACGAGCCGTATTCTACCTTCCAGTACGAGGGGTATTTGCTCAGCGGAATTTCCGCGCGGGTAGCATGGGAAGAGGACGGCGCGCTGTACTTCGGAACCTCGGACGGCAAGCTCTGCAAATTTTACGAGGACAAGAACGCCCCGGTAAGCTATCAGGATGACGGCGCAGCGGTGCCGGCCTATTGGACAACTCCGTATTTTTCGGGAAAGGTCAGCCACAACCGCAAGGACTTTCAATATCTTTCGGTGTCGGTGCTGCCGGGGGCGCGCACCGGGCTGCGGGTGGATGGGCAGATCGCAGGGGCGTGGAAGCTGTTGTTTGAAAGCTATGGCTCAGCGCGATACTTCGATTTCTCACAGCTTGATTTTGCTAAGCTCTCGTTTTTGACCGATACCAGCCCTCGCACCGTTTATCGAAAAATCAACGCGCGGTATGTTGATAAGCTGATGCTCCGGTTTGAGAGCGACGCGGCCAACGAGCCGCTGGGAATTTACGGGCTGACGCTTGAATTTATGGAAGGGGGGCATTTTTGAGTGGCAATTTCCAATTACAAAATTGCAGTGGGCGACTACGCCAACAAGGATGTAGCGTCGCTGCCGAACGTGCCGGGGGAATCCGGCTATACGCCGGAGCAGGTGAAGGCGCGATTCGATTCGCTGGTAAAGAATGTGGTCGCGCCAAAATACAATAACCTGATCGACGCGCTGACGGCCTCCGGGGGCGCGTCGGAAATCGGGGCGGTCAATGAGGATGTTGGCGGGGATAACGTACAGGAGGTGCTTGATGCGCTGAGCGGATGGATTGCAGGGCATCTGGCCGATCTGGGAAACCCGCATGCGGTGGGAAAGACGCAGGTGGGGCTGGGAAACGCGGACAACACATCTGACGCGGACAAGCCGGTGAGCACCGCACAGGCGGCTGCAATCGCGGCGGTGAGGGCCTATATCGATACGGTAGCGCTCAATGCAGGCGCGGTCTCAAGCGTATTCGGCAGGGCGGGAGATGTGACCGCGCAGGCCGGGGATTATACCGCCGCGCAGGTGGGGGCGAGGCCGGACAGCTGGATGCCAAGCGCCGCCGACGTGGGGGCGGTGGACGGAGCAACCGGTCAGGGCAGCGCGGTGCGCATCAGCAACCGGAATCTGCTCGATAACGGGGATTTCCGCAATCCGGTAAATCAGAGGGGGCAGACGAGCTATACAGGAAACGGGTACGGGATTGACAGGTGGAGGGTCAGCACCAACAACAGCACTGCTGCGGTTTCTGTAGGAGACGGGTGTATTGATTTTACGTCAGATGCCAGCGGCACCTATATCAACTTTACAAGTACTGTGGAAAAGGTGCAGCCCGGAAATTACACCCTGTCTTTTCTTGTAGATGATCATACAAAGGCACAACAGATTTATGTACAGGGAGGGGCTAGCGCCAGCGTTTTTGACTCGAACCTGCTGACCCTGCCTTTTTCGGTTGCCGAAACCTCCGCGATAGCGGTTGGAATCCAGAAAAAAGCTGCAAGCAGTACGCTGAAAATCTATGCCGCCAAGCTGGAACCCGGTTCCGTTTCGACGCTGGCCCATCAGGAAAACAGTGTATGGGTTTTAAACGATCCGCCGCCGAATTGCGCGGAGGAATTGGCAAAGTGTCAGAGATACTATCAGCTTTATGCCTCCGCAGCGCAGCGGCCAACGAATGGCGCGGATTGTAGACCTGTCATGCGCATTGCCAACCCAAGCCAGGGGACAATCGCAATAAGCGGTACCACCTATTACTTCAACGACGCCAACCTGTAGGGAGGGAAAAACGGATGGAAGGAAACAGGCACTATCTTTTGACTGATGATGCGGGGCGGATCCTTGCGGGATGGTCGGACGGGCCGTTCCCTGA